CTACTCACCATCCTTCTTTTTCTCTGATTGAGTGCCAAAGTAAAAAGCAACTATAGTTGTAAAAATCATTAAGAACTGTTCTCCTGTAATATCACGACGTAATGCAAGAATAGAAAAAACTATAGTTGTTATAATTGTGACTAAGCTTTTAACGGTCAGTAATTTTGCTAGTTTTTCTTTTATCATCTAATTTACCCCCATTCCAATTTTAACAAAAACAAATACAAGTCCAATAATTCCAGTTATTATGGCTCCTGCTGTTACTCTTGCTAGCCATTTGTTCCTTTCTATTAGTTCATCAATATCATGCTGTTGTTTATCATCCTTCTCTTTCATTTTAATAATTTCTCTTTGGCTCTCATATACTACGTCCTTTAATTTATCGTACCCATCGATCCTGGATTCAATTCTTGTTAATCTATCCAGTACTTCCCTTTCAAATGGTGTTTCCATATGCTCTAGCATCCTTTCTCTCGATAAAATTCATAAGCTTTATAGGACCAAGAAGGATTGGTTACTTTATTGCCTTCTATTATTGTATTATTGCAAGTACCATCTTTCATGGTAGGTGTAATCTTCCTCCCATTTTTGTTGTATGAATAATCTTTATTTCTTTTTGCAACAGCAAATCTTCCAAACCCACTAGCTTTATTGTTTCTAATAGTAACATTATCCATAGCAGTAAGATTAATTGCGCATCCCTTAGGGTTTGTTCCACCTTCGCCATTGAAGATGTTGCTTTCTATAATGATATTCTTATGTTTACGTCCATTGGATGGCTGGCAGTGATTACCGATACATTGACTTGCTGCAGGTCTTATTATCCGATTATCTGATTTGTGGCTATCAAAGGTGCATCCACGTATTGTTATATCCTCGCAACATGTATTGTCATAACATTTAGATCCCTTGGCAAATAAAAATAAGGCTGACTCAGAAGCAAAATCAATCTGAATTTGCTCTCTAAAATCTGCTTTATGATCTGAAAAGTAACCTAGAAAACTTGAGTTTTCAACGACTATACTCTTGCTGCTGTTTATTTCTAATGCATGAAACATATACGCATCAAGCATAGTGATATTTCGTAAGGTCACATCACGAGCATGCCATAAAGTTACTAAGTTTAGCTTAGTTTTATATTTGGCCATAGCTTCAAAAGTAAGCCCTTCTATGATGATATCATGCGCCCCTAAATATGCTGTTGTATTTTTATATGTCCTCGTCATAAGTAAATGATTTATCTTCCCTGCTTGTCGCAGGATAGCCTTGTCACCGATAATTTTTACACCAGAATCAATAAATAGAGGAGCTGTAATATTATAAATTCCAGGTGAAAAAATGATATTGCTTCCTTTTGTATCGAGAGCTTTTTGGATTGTACTCATTGTATTGTTAGGATTTACAATAATTGTTTTCATATATCACATCCTCTCATGCATACAAAAAAGAGCGCCTAAGCGCCCTATGCATGCAAATGATTATTCAATCTTACTTAGATTGTCTTATCAATCTCAATACCTTCCTGATTGATGTAACCATCAATATCAGGCTTGAGATCATTTCTCGATGTTGTTACTTGTAAATAAGTAAGATTGTTCATCAAAATCTGATTTACAAGGTAACGAACCGTTGCGCTGTACTTTTTCATACGAGTTCCTCCTTTCCTAAATAATAATCTATATACCCAAGAGCATTTCATTTACAACCTCTTGTAGTAAACTTAGTTCTGACTTTAAACTAGCATTTTCCGCTTGTAGTTTGGAAATGTCTTCTGGTGTGTTACTCCAATTTGGGTTTAGCACAAATTCACCATCAATGTAAAAGTACTTGATTGGTATAATATCGAACGGAATGTCAATCAATTCTTCAACAGAAAAATTGTTGTCTAGGTAATATGTCGTTTCTCCTATCTTCCATTTTGCTAAACCTTCATGTGTCACAAATTCAATGTTTTCATCAATTGCTAAAATTAATTTTCTACTGTCTAGTAATAATTTCATAGCTACCTCCTAATATGCATTTGTTATAGCAGTAAGTGAAAACTCATCGTTTCCGTAGTATGGGACAGTAACTGTAGTCCAGTTTATACAATCTGTACTGGTAGCTATTCTGGTATTATCTACTATTACCATGAATCTTCCGTTTATAAATTCAATCCCCTTCCTTGACATACTTGTGTAATAAATGCTATCAACAATGGTCCAATTTATAAGGTCAGTAGAATAAAAAACTCTAGTTGCCGTTTCATAATACATAACTGCACAATACTTTCCATTTCCATAAGTTATATAGCATCGGCTAAGCCAATTTGAATTTGAGTACGGAAACCTTGACCACGTATTACCGTCATCAAGTGACCTAATAAATCCATCGTATCCTGCGGCTAAAAACATTTTCTTATCAATGTAGTATTTGCATGCGTTTTTTCTATCATTGTATAAGTTGCCTGCGTTTGTAAACTTTTTAATAGCAACATCACTTTCACTAAATGGCACACTTGTTACTTTATAGGTCTTAAAACCTGTTAGTTGACTATTTAAAGTAAAATCAGTTAAAAAAAGAAAATAGCCACCAGTGTATATTATACTGTTAAAACGCTCATACTGTTCGAACGTCATTGTTTTTGATTGCCACTTTGTCAAATCTGTACTGTAATATAAGACATTCTCAGTATAGATTATCCATATTCCATTTCCATAAACCACTCCGTAATAAAGAATACTACCACCTGGCTTTGTAACTTCAACCCATGTAGCACCGTTATCAGAAGACTTCATAATTGTATTGTTGTTTGTAATAAGTAGTATCGTCTCTCCATCAGATGCTGCTAATGTCACAGTCGATACACTATTTACATTAGCCATTGAATTAAAAGTTATCCCATCCAATGTATATAAATCAGTTTGATAAGTACCCGTGACAAGCACTCTATTCGTGAACGAAGCCCATAGCTTAGCAGTCCCTTGATAAACGTTTTTTATCTTATTTACTCCATCAAAGATTCCCATTAGCTTTGTTGATTGATTATATCCTGCCATAGCTACCTCCTATGTTGTAAAATAAATTGTATTTGCATCTTTCGTGCCAAGGGCATCGTAAGCCGCTTGAGTGAGTACAGATATATGCTTTCCGTCTACTTTATCAGCGTTAGATGCATTCGTTGCATTAGTGGCGTTATCTGCTGTTCCTGCACTTACTGCCTTACCATTAACAGCCAATGCCCCTACCTCTGAAGCAGAGTAAGTAGGTTTCGATGGTTGTTTAGCCCATGATGGTACGTCAGATGCAGGCAAGCTACTTGGAAAGTCTGTTATCTGTGACTTAGTGTGGTTATGAGAAGCTGTAGCAAATTCATCGGCATGCTTCCCATCTACAGTATCAGCATTACCCCCACTGGCAGGCATAGACGTTGGAAAGTCTGTTATATCTGCCTTGGTATGTTTATGTGATAAATTAGCTTTTCCATTATTAGCGATAAAAACAGCTCCACTTGTTATTAACTTCGTACTGTTTTCTGTTGGTACATTTGAGATTTCCTTATATGCTGCCTCTTTTAATTTTGCTTTTTCTTCATACTTCTCATCAGCTTCAATCTTTGATAATTTGCTTTCGGTTTCCTCTGCAACTTTCTTTAGCTCTTCATCTACAACGTCGAAGTTCTCGTTAAAATCTTCATTGCTTGTTACATCGTTATCTTCGGGCTTTTTTAATTTATAGTTTGCCGTGTACTGCATTCTTATCACTCTCCTTTATAGACTTTTAGTTCAGCCCAAGTCATTTTTTTAGCTTCTTTCCACGGTAAAGTTTTATTTATCTGTCCCCATGTAGTAAAGGTATATTTAAAACTATAAGATAAGTGGGCTGGTTTTATTTCCTCCAGAGCTGATATAAGTCCTGCCATGTTCTTCGGTATACCTTTGACACCGACAAACCGTACTACAAACCTGTATTCTTCTGGATATTCTTCTATTTCAACCTCTCCTCCGGAAAATGCAGTCGCAACATTCTTTATCAATTCTTTTGTAGCGGTTCCAGAGCCTCGAAGCTTTGCTTTTATAATTTCTCTTCGTTCCTCATAAGATTTGCTTTTATCTGTGCTTATTCCATACATTTTTTCATATAAATCTAGTCCGAAAGTTGCTGTAGATATAAAACACTGATCTAGCAAGTCCTTTACACTAAACTTTATCTTTGCCATTTCTTGTCCAAAGATTAATTGTATCTCTTTAACTTCATTTACATTTTTATAAAAGTTCGGAAGATATGACATTAGGTCATCAAAGTACTCATCTACGTTACTCAATGCTTATTTTACACCTCCAAACTCACCGTACTTAAAAGCGGAACTTCATCATCAGCTAGGGCTATATTTACATTGTCTTCATTGATTAGTAGGTTGTTATAGTCTAGAACACCCTCTGTGCTAAGTAATATATTACCGATTTTAGCATAGCTTACATAAGTCATCACAAAAGCAATACTCTTAAAGTAAGTTTCCAAATCCTTTTGAAGTTCATCTTTAACCATTTGAGCACTATATCCAGGTGCTAACGTAACCGTTGCTGATAAATTTATAGGCTTAGATATACCAGATGCTACAGTAACGTATGCACCAATTGGCCGAACAGTTTCTATGTATTCCGCAACTTTTTGTATGCGTGTCTCATTTACTGGTTGCTTATCCATATCAACTATCGTTACTTTAACCGTACCAGAACCATTCCAGAGAGGGAACACTTTAACATCTCCTACTCCCTCAACCTCCATAGCCCATTGCTTGTAATTTGCGACGTTGCCTGATGTGGCAGGTTGTTGCAGATAGTTATATAATCTTGATACTAATCCTGCATCTGTTTCTGGTTCATTTCCTCCTGTTGCTACAGCATTTGTAACTGATAGTATCCCTGTTAAATTTACGTATTGATTTACAATTGTACCAGCCGCTACATTGTATTCACTTCCTGCCTCTGCTGCCGTTGCTGTTACAATAGCCACTCCATCCGCAACAATCACTTTTTTATCCGTTAGAAATTCAAGTCCGTCATTAGTTAAGAATACCTTCCCTTGTGGAATCACTACTCCATTAGTGCCTGTAATAGTTAAAATTGCTGTTGCTTTTGTTCCTGCCTTTCTCTTTATACCGTATTCAGAACATCTTTTATCAATATAATCTCCTGATGTCTCATTTACATAGATAATTGATAGTAATGAATCTAGTGACTGGTAAGCATTCCAAATTTCATAAGCAACAGTGCTAATCATATCATTAGTATAACTTCCTTCTCGTTTATCAATGTCTGTTTTCATACGGCTTAAGATATCATTTTTTATATCTTCAACTGTTAATGTTTCATACATTTATACTCACCTCCCCATATACAGTCTCTATCACGCAGCTAACACTTAATGTCTCATCTTTAAACGAAGCTGTAATATTAGATACACTCGTTATATATGGGTTAATTAGTAAGCATTCTTTTACATAACGTGCAGCTTCAGATAACTTTAATTCTTCCGTGAATGGCTGTCCAACGAGAGATTCAACCTCACAACCATAATCCCATGTATAAATTTCATAGCGGAATCTTGCCGTTTGTAGAGCTTTCCAAGCCCATACGAAAACTGCTTCCTTTCCACTTATAATAATAGGATTCCCGTTGTGAAAAACTGGTTCATTATTTTCAAAATCCCATTTTATCTCTTTATATAATTTTTGTTCAGTTGACTCAGCATATATTTGAGGTTGTATCATTGGAAAAATACTCATACGCTTACCACCTTACAAATTATTATATATCTTTGTTCGTCTTCGATTGGAGTAAGAAGCAACTCTTCCCCTGGTTGAAAATTAGTTATTTGACCATTCGCAAGCAAGGAATCTTTGTCTTGGATAGCCCCAGCAACATCTACTCTTAATGGATCCGCAGATATCACACTACCAATACGGTAATGTGCGTGTATTTGACTCTTATTATCATCACGAATTATACTTACAATATTGGAGAAAGGATTATCATCCATTTTTACCACCTCCCGGTTCATAAAGATATTCCCATGTACCAGATACTCCATTATTTTTAGATTTACTTGGTAAACTGCCTGCTTCCTGCTCATCCATGATACTTTTGAAGTTAACGGTCAATTTATTATAATATTGTCCTAGTTTCCATGTGTGTGTATCGCTGTCTATGTAGAATAAGCCATATACTCCTGTATATGGCTCCCGAACAATGACAGTACCCCCAGTTATATTTGCGATATTTCCAAGGTTATTTATAACAATTTTTTGGATAACTCCGTTATCTGAGAGTATCTTTTTTGCTTTCGCTGAAACGTCCTGTTTATCAGGTTGCTTCATAGAACTTTGCATTAGTCCAAATAATTTAATATTCTCGGAACTCTTTAGTGTCTTAACAAGAACGTCTTTAGAATTATATATAGCGATCTGATTAATCATATTTGAAATACTTTCACTTGTTGAAGCTGACATAAGGTTAGTACCACCCTCAATTATTAATGTTTCATTTGTGGCTTTTTTCTCAATTACGTTCAGTTTCTTGCCACTGAATCGAATTATATACTGCTTACCTGTCTGTTCTGCTGCAAGTGTATATGCGGTTTGCATAATTTGATAAAGAGTAACACCAACGAAATTTCTTGAAATCTTTATACCTGTGGTTGCTACTGAACCTATGGATATACCAAAATCTGCGCATACCCTTTTAACGATTGCTTCCGCTGTTATTCCTGAAAACTTATAAGTTGCTTCGTTTCGCTTTAAGTAAATTCCTCGATCGTAGCACGTGATATTTATAGTATTACTATCAGTACTTTTCTGGCGTTCAAATACAATCCCCTCAAATAATATCCTATTATCTGATGTCAGTGTTACAATACTACCTAGTTCACATGTTATTACTGGTATGTTTTTATCTGTATACGAAGAAATAAGCTCTATGTCTAAGGTTCGAGCACACTGCTGGTAATCACCGGACCATGTAATCGCTTGTGCTAGTTCTGTAACATCCACTGATTTAGTATTGTTTGTAATGAATAATTTGATAGGCACGGTAACTCCTTTCTAAATCAAAGACTTTTTATCCGGTATTTTAAGTGTGTTACCTGTGTAAATTAAGTTAGCATTTTTTATCCCGTTATACGCAGCTAGTTTTTGATAAAGCGAAGCATTACCATAAAACTTACGACATAATGCGCTAAGTGTGTCACCACGCTTAATAACGTAAACTTGTGTTTTTGATGATGGATTATCATTTGAGCGAGGTTTATTTCCTGTCTTACTTGTTTGAGTAACAGTTAGTTTTCTATACCCTCTTATGTTTATAGTAGCATAAACATCCCCGGTACCATCCTTTTCTCCATAAGTTATATCTGTAATAATTATTTGCTCATTAACTCCAGTATTCGAAACTATAAATCTCAAGATTGTATGATTATCACACCACGCTTCAAGTTTTTTAATATAACTATAGGGATCAAGATTTGTTTTCGGTTGATTGAAGGAATATTTTTTTGCTGGAAACATGCAATCTAAGCGGATAGGTGGAAGTGTTCCGTAACCAGGAAGTATTACATCACCAAGCGTATGCATATTAATAGTTTCTATTTTTATACCGTGTGAAACCTCAAAACTTGGCGGAGTGACAGGCAACACTAATTCTGTATTTTTTTCTGTATCTTTAAAAATGAATTTACGCATATATATCACTCCTTGTTATTGCGCTAGTATAAATGCTTGTTTTATTAGACTTGCTATTTCTCTAGCTACACCCTTAAAATCGCTGTCATTTCTTACCACAAATGTGTTTCCTGTAATTTTAATTGGGGGAGTACCGGCGGAATAGCTTCTGTTCTCGCTAGCAGTAAGAACCCTTTCTCCTTCATGCAAATAAGCAGGGTAATTATTATATGGAACATTACTTAAGCCAAACGCATATCCTCCTCGATTATTTACTGGGGGTTGCGCTGGTTGATATATATCGCCCTTTGGTGCCGTAATACTAGAACCTTCTTGAATTGCCGATGATAACCCTTTAGTGAATTCCTGCCCCATTACATATCCAGCATCCCAATATGCATCAAGTGATGCTGTATCATTCTTTAAGTTTTCTGCTAATGTTTTATTTGACTCTAGTGCAAGTTGAGCTCCTTCGCTAGCGTTATACTCATTTGTTGCAATTGCTTGTGCTTCTGCAAGAACTCTTCCCATTTCAGCACCAGCTTTTATTGCTGATTCTTCGTCATATGATCGATATCTTGTATCTTGCTTCTTTTTTGCTTCGCTATACTCCTTCATAAGTCGTTCAACTGCAGCCCTTTGTTCCGAATCATGAAGACTAGATGCTAATTCACCCGACATAACAGAACTCATAACATCCCTTTGAAACTGTTCTGCCTGATTTTCTTGATATGCTTTCCATTGACCTATTTTATTATAGGCTTCTTTCATGCTATCGCCGGTATTCCCTTCGAGAAAGTTAATTTCATCTTCTATACCCTTTTTACGAGTATTGTTATATCCTTCTCCCATAGAATTATTTAACTCTGCTTTAGCATCTTCTAATGTGCTAATAAGACCTGAATAAGTTTGCGCCTGTTTCTCCATATTTCCGGCAAAATTATATCCCATATAATCTGCGATAGCTTTTGCGGCTTTTTCTCCAGGTACTAAACCCTTGCTTACCATCTCTTGTACTTCTTTTTTTGTTTTTCCCGAAGCTTCAGCAAGATAAGACCAAACATCAATACCACGTTCTAGCAAAGGATTCAAATATTCCATTGTTGTTTTTCCAGTCGTTTTCATACGACCAAGTGCAGTTGATACAAATTTCATATCCTGAACACTCATACTTAGTGCTGAACCAGTATTTCCAACTTTCTCAAGTAAAGGTAATATTTCATCCTGTTTATATCCGTATGCAAGTAAAACCTTGCTAATATCAACCAAAGAGTCATATTCAAATGGTGTATCCATACCAAATTGCACTAAGGATTTAAGATACTTATTTGCCTCAGATTTTCCCAACAAAGTTTGAAATGAAATTTTATTCATTTCACGCCCAGATGCGATTCCTGAACCACTTGTGAGTGCTTGGCTCTGATTATCTAATACTCCGCTATATAGTTCATTGTAATATTTTTTAAATGCTTCATCTTTGTTTTCATAAATCGTATTGCTACCATTAATATATCCTATAACAGCACCGCCTAGAGCACCGATTGCGGTTCCTATACCTGGTGCTATTGCTGTTCCTATTGCTGCTCCCATGGCTCCTGAAGATAACATACTGCTAGCCATAGTACCAGCCTCTGCCCCATACGCACTGTTAATCCAAGTTGTCGCTACATTCCCAAACATATCTCCAACCATTTTAGTTGCTCCAGATGCTGCTAGACTATTGATAATGCTATTGCCTGATGAACCGGTGTTACTTGCTCGGTTCTCGGATTTACTTACAGTATCTGCAAGGCTACGCATATCTTTTTCAGCTTTCTTTGCATTATCAGATACTAGAGATAGATTTCGACGAGCGTTCTCATAGTTTGAATTAGCAAGCTCTAAGTTTAACTTATCTGCTGCATCACCAGTCTTTATAAATTGTTTTTCTGCATCTTTTAATGATGCTTTTGCCTTATCTGTATCAACTTTTAAAATAGCTTTCGTTTTATTCAATTCGTTTAACTTAGATTGTAATCCAGTTAAATCCTTGTTAAATCCTTGATTTGCATTACGCATTGTGGTAATTGCTTGTGAAAAATTATCCTTTGCACTTATTGCTATGCTTACGTCACGTCCCATTTTTCACCTCCCGACTATCATTATTAATCTACCCTTGATTCCATATCTTTTTCAAAAAAAGCTCTTACAATAACCTTTTCCCCAGCGGGTAAGTTACGGTAAGAGCTTGGTAAAATATTATGTTCGACAAAAAGATAATATAGTAGTCGCATCTCCACTTCTGAATCTATTTTTTTTTAATTTCTTCGACCGTTATTTGACGGTATCCGCTCAACTTTTCTATAGCTCTTGACAAATCTTCAATTTCACCCGGAAGCAACATCTTCTTTACTAATTCAGCAGGAGTGACTGCGCTATATTTCTCAAGCAGATTATTATCTTTTAAGTTTGGTTCAATCGTACCAGCTAATACCGTGTGTACATTTAACTCTTCCATATGGTTCTGCGCTAAATTATTCGCATGACTATAAGTGAGTGCTCTTAACTTAAAAATAACATCACTACCGCAAATTGTAGAAAGTCTTTTTAATTTATACTCTTTCTCTGGTAAGCTTTGTACTTCTGTATTTAATAACAAGTCTAGTGTATTCATACTCTAACCCTCCACTTTATCTAGGAAATCATAGTCTGTAAATGTAAAAGGAGCTTCCACGCTGCCTTTCTTTGCAACTTCCCAATCTGCCAACGTAACATCATCAAAAGAAGCATTGCTAATTACAACACGTTCCGCACCATAAGCATCTGGATCATCTAACTTGGATATTATTGTAAATCGAATATCCTTTCTTAATCTGATTCCCTATAACGATTGCCATTCTGCTGTTTACTTTATGTAACTTCAGCGATCCGGTGTTTTTGATTCCTGTAATTTTCTGATCTACTGCCATTTGACCACATAGATACACTTCTTCTTTTGTAAATGATGATTTTGCTTGTAATCCGTAGCACTCAGCTACATAGTCACCATCGAGCCATACCTCGCCCCATGTGCCACTCATGATTCTATTGCCACTTGTCTTTTTAACTCCGTTCATATTACGCCTCCTTAGATAGCGATATTAAGATCAATATCCTCAATTGCATCCATTATTGTTATTTTTGCCGATAAGAATACCTTATCACCGGTAGAAGCAGTCTTTATTTCCTGCTCTGTCATAGTAGATGTATCTTTACCGATGCTTTGTAAATAAATCTCTTGCGCTTCCATATCGATCTCTACTACACTGGTATCTCTCTCTAATATTCCATCGTTTTCTAACCCTGTAAAGTATCCCTTAATTGCTGCTACCAGCAGGCACTTATTATCATAGCTGTTAGCGTATTTCCCAATATAATTGTCCTGTGCAGTTTTCTTGATATCGCTTCGAATCATATCTACTGCTTCTACAATTTTAATCTTTTTGAAAGCTTCTCCTTTTTCCTGGGTAGTTGTCTGTAAGGAGTTTACACCACGCCCAACTTTAACTTTTTCACCATCATGTAGCAATATAAACTCTCCAGAACCTATCGCAGTATCCATTTCTTCTATCGTAAGTCTATCAATCTCGGATAGTTCTGGAAGCGTTGCATAAGTACAAGAAATTGTCATCGGTGTCCCAGCAATAAGACCAGCAATTCTCGAGCAGTATTCTGCGGTTGTAAATTCCTTTTCACCATTCTTAATACTATCTGCTGTAAAGTTAATAATTCCTTCACTATCTGCTGCCGTGTCTGGAAGAACTGCTTTTTGTATAAATCCTAAAGATCGTTGAGCCTTGATCCAGTTAACAATTGATGTACACTCGCTAATGGTGATATCCGATGGTCCTGCAAGGTAGTCAAACATCTGGGTTTCAAAGTATTGAAGTGCTTCGGATAAATCCTCTGCATTTGCCGGTAAAACATAAATAATTACCTTTCTCGGTGGGTTAACATACCCGATAAACGCTCTTTCGATGTAATCTTTATTTTCAATGCCAAGACCTTTTGGTATTTGTGTGGAATTAGTTAAAATATGACCACCGTTTTCTGCTGTATCACGTACAATCAGTGCTACGATTCCTTTTTCCGAACGCGTAATAGCACTAGCCGCTTGCGTTGTAAAAACAATGTTAATGTTAGGTAGCTTCATTGTTATTCCTCCTTATTTTTGTATAAACCGACGTTATAAGTGGCGTACTGTCCTCTTCATCGGTTCGATTATCGAAATATTCGAATTGTAAATCTATATAAGCTCTATCTATATCCAATCCTCCAGTACTCCCTGATACCTTGATTGCTCTATCGCCAACAGTTACATAACCTTGTGTAGTAAATAGTTGCAAAACTTTCTCTTGTAAGTCTATTAGCTCCTCTGCATCAGATTTATAGCGGTTATCCACGGTAGTAAAACATGTAATTGTATAGTATACAGTCTTATCAACAGTGGTTCGATTAGCATCTGTCTGACTTGACCTCACTAACTCCAGTAAAAAAGCTGGTCTGGTAAACTTCTCAGGACAAGTATTAATATGAACAGTGTAATTAGGAAAGGAATCAGCGAGAATACGGTTTATGCTTCTTAATATTTCTACCTGTTTAACCATTATCCCTCCATTTTTTCAGTTATTTCTTGTACAAATTCTTCTGCTGCTTCAATAGCCTTGGATTCTACATTTCCCCTTGCAGTCTTATAAAAATGATATCCGTCAACGTAAGCTTTTTTTATACGTGGGCGATACTTTCTATAATTTCCTGAAGGTTGGCGAATTTTATGACCATTTTCAAGATAGTTTGTAATTGCTCCTGGGCTATTTGCTCCTGTACTTTTATCAGTGGCACGTATCGCTGCATAACCACCACCAGAACCAACGTAACTGTCCTGCCAGCCCTTTACTTTGCCTGAACTATCATTCAGTCCCGAATTAGTGATTTGTATGTCCACTTCTGACTTTATTACATCTGCAATCTTCTCATGTAACTCTCTACGTTTTCGTGGTAACTCATTAAAGATAGCTTCTAGATCATCGTCAAGCTGCTTTAAACCGCTTAAATCGACACTTTGCATTAAGCATCCTCCTTTACGATGATTTCATATTCGTTTTTAAAATCATCTAATGTATGAGGGATTATCACGGTATAATCCGTTTCATCAATTGTAACAAGTTCTCCAACTTGTAGTTCGATTGGTTTAGGTGTTACAAGAACATACCTTGTTTCTTTGACACCCATTGGCTCTCCCTGCGTAAATCCTATATATTTTTCTGTTAAGCATGCTGGAAATGTTAAGGTTACATCATCGATGTAAACTGGACGATTAAGCTCATTTAATACTGGCTTTCCTGTTCGTTTCACAGAGCACAATCGTGGCTCAATTAGAGCTGCTGTAACCTCATAATACATTCGGTCAATAGGAACTATATCAGTCAAAAAACAATGTGCTCCTTTCCACCGAAATGCATTATGGAGTGATAAATTCCTTCTTGTTCGTATTATGAACTTTACTGATTTTACGCCTATTCCTACTCTAGAAAATAGATTATTACCATTTAATCTTTCGGATTTTGCCCACAAAGTAGATTCCTGTTCCCATAAAAACATATCACCAGCCCCTTTGAGCTTTAATACAGATACTTTTTCATTCATTTCACCAGGATTCACGAATCACCCTCCATCTGCAACTGCATAATCATTGTGTTAAGAACATATTGAACTTTATCACCTTTATCAATAGTCAATTGTCTATTCTCATAAAGATTCGCTATAATTGTTAGCATTAAAATCCGTACTCTGGCTTTTGATTGATCACATGAACCTATTTGGCTGCTAACATATTCTTTAGCTACATCTATCAGTAATTTGATGTAATTGTCATCATCTTCTAAATCAACTTTTAAAAACAGTTTAACATCCTCTAATGACAAATCTTTTACTTCTTCATTTACTTCACTCATCTTCCTCACCTAAATAGGGCAGCTTAACTGCTGCCCTAAAAACTCGTCAATAATGTCCGCTTTTAGTGATTTAGTAATGGTATACCCATTTTCAGCGGCTAGTTGTTTCATAGTCGCTATAGTTATAGCTTCTAGCTCCTCACGGGTATACCTTACTATTCCCCCGCTGCTGCCTTAACCATGTAAATAAGTCCCTTTGCCCCAACTAGGTTGTTCTTAGAATCTTTGCCAATTGGCATTTTTCCGTCTGCAATCATTAAGGACTTATGTACCCATTTATTCTTATCTTCATCAAAGTATTTCTTGTAGTACATTGCAAGATTACTATTTAGACAGTACTCTGATAAGTTTACCAGCACACCAAATACTCCTTCGGCTGCAACACTATCATAACTTGGAATTGTATCACTGCATAACACTTCACGACCATTTAAGATTCTCTGGCCTTTTTCATTGATTCTTCCAAGTCCAATTTTCTGACCGGTTGTATCAGTCATGGAGTTTAAGTACATCTCCCATGTCTGCTTATTCATAACATAAATTTCACCGTCTTCATACGCTTCTGTAAGTGCTGCTTCAACTCTTGCCCAGCCTTTTACAGTGCTGATATTAGTATCGTCAAAGGATATCTTCTGATTTGCCGGCAGTTCGTGTTTCGTGAAGCCTAACGGCTGTCCGGAACCAGTACCTGCCACTGCTGCCATTTCAATCGCCTTATACATTGCTTTCTTTAAGTTCTTAACAATTGTTGCTTCAAAAACTGGAAGTGATACAGTCGATGTCAATAAACCAACTGCTACCCTTGCTTCTAAAACATGATATGCAAATTGCAATTTTGCTTCCATCTTAGCTTTCTGTTCCTCTGATACAACGGATTCACTTTCTAACCATGTAGCTGTCGGATTAATCTCACTAATAGGAATTTGAATACCACCCTGGAAGGACGTTTGCGTAATTCTCGATATAATCTTACCTTCCGTTGTTAAGTCTTCAATTACCTTGTTTGAAATTGTAGTCGGAATGACTGCTGCCACATCACCAACTACAGTAAGTTCCGCTGCTCTGTTCTCTGCATGGAACTTTTCTGGAATAGGAGTACCTGAAACAACATAGTTCTTAAAAGCATTTCTGTATTCCATTGAACCATAGATATCTTCTTCAGAACCAGCATTCGCACTACGTCTGTTCTCAAATGTAGCTAAAGGATTCAAATTTCTGTTTTCTGGATTTTCTCCGCTTTCATCGCTCTTTCTAGCTGCCGGATCCTCGCCCTCTCCTCCATCCTTGATTAATCCCTCAAGCTGGGTGATCTGCATGTCATACTTTCTGATTTCAAGCTCAATTGCGTCAAGTGCTTCATTCGTTGCAGCATTTGTAATCTTTAACATTTCTGCATTTCTTTTTTCTCTTAACTCCTGTAACTGCTTTAACAAATTCATCTTTCTACCTCTTTCTTTTATTGATATTTTGCTTGCATTAATATTTTCCGTTTTCGCATTTCAAGGCTCTCCAGCTGCTTTAAATTACTCTCCAGCAATTCAAAACTTCTTGCGAATACAGAAGTTGTATCGTAAAACGGGGTATCCACCACGCTAACGTCATATAAACGGTTAATAGCCTTAACCTTTCGAATGGTTTCTTTTTCTCCATAGGACCATTCATCGCCCTGATCTGCAATAGTAAAAGAAAAAGACATACCATCAATCAATCTTTCCTGGATTGACTTGTATATGTCTCTATTGCTCTGTGTATCAATTAATTCTGCTCTGATTTTCAGTCCTACATCATCTTTTATGAGCTGCAGACTATTATTTCTGGTCCTGGCCATGATACACCAAGTATCATTATGATTATATCTTAATGGCACATCCTTCATATCTGTATTATCAAGGGCACCTCTTTGAATAACTTCTGTGAATTTTCTACTACCATTCTGGTGCGTAGCAGGTTGATCATATGTTATCGCATGCCCTTCTATAATCATCTTACCTTCGTCATTGTCAACTGCTCTGAATTCAATTATTCGCTGCTCACTTTTATTTTCCACCGTTTGTTTCCCCCTTTCCTTTTGTTTTTAAAAGCTGATATTCGTCTGCAATCTCACGATTAATATAATTAAGTGACTTATTCCTGACATCCCCACCTTCAAAAGGAGGATATCCAAATATACCGAGAATTTGATTATCCGTTAGTACACCGACTCTTGACAATATATCAACCGCTTTTATTTTGTTTGCCGTATTTGTAAACATAAGTCCCTGATTGTAACAAATAATCTCGTTCCCTAACTCCAGTTCCCGATTCGTGAACAGCACTTTGCTAATTACCCTGCCCAGGCTAATAATCATATGCTCAAGAGTTTTTTCATAAAAGGCCTGATATTCTTCTTCCGTAAATGTACCATTGTATATCGGTAATGAAACTCCACGATTTGCTAGCACTCTCGTTATGATGAATTCTACTGTATCTTTATCAATTACTTTCGGATCAATTGTGATTGGAATAAATTCTGTTTTTAAATCTGCTAACAATATGCCACTTTGGGCACTATTTAGTTTTGCTTCAAACTTTTCCCTCTCTTTTTCCTGAGTCCCATCATCCAGCATTGTATTATATTTCTGAATTCCTCTAATCCCAAGACTAGCCTTGACACCTTTATCGATTCCCTGTGTTATTGTATCATCTGCCTGTAAAAGCTTTAATTCTGCTCTGTTATCCGGCTGCCCATTCATATCACCACCTTTAAAATCATTCTCGGTATAGTCTTTCCTCCAATGAATGATATCTGAATAAGGCATCGTAAATTCATAACCACTGCCAAACTTTAGTTTTATCCACAGATTTCCATGCTCATCTTCCAGATACTCTTCCCCCACAGGGTTCAACGGATATAAACCTGTATAAATCCGCTTATATTTTCCATTTCCTAAGTCTTTTTTAGTAAAAGCCGGATAGATATAAGCATTTTTGTATTTTTCTCTTAAATAAACAACCTTGTGCAGAAAATCGGATGTTGTCATATACGGATTGGGTCCATACTTTAGCAATCGATTAATCTCGTCATTTACTTCTTCCTGAATACCAGTCCTTGGATCAATTCTTATATGCCTTGGATTCAATTTACTCATTTCAGTTGCTATACATCGTATCGCTCCGCTAACGATATCACTGACATATACATCGTTTCCAAAATTGCTGAATACGGGTGTTAACCCATTCATAACCTTGGCATAATGTAATTCTTTTTTATTCATCTGAAATGCCTTTATTAAGTCAAATAGTCCCACTTTTTCACCTCTGTCCTGCAAAATTTCTATAAGCCATCTCCATATACTCTTTCCGGTACCTATCTAAAGTTTCATAGCATATCAACATCGTAACAGCTCCGTCAATCTTCTTTTCATTATCGCCCTGGACTTTTACTGGCATTCTTAGGGTGCCGGCAGAATTCCATTTGACAGAAGTATTCTTCAAACATTCTATATCCATTGGATTTTGATTCATATTGACCATATCTGCTTTTAAATCTGCTTCTAATACGGTCATGGCATTTGATAAATCAAAACCTTGTGTTATTTTTTCCAATTCAAACCCGTAGCTCTCCATTTCATTCTTGAATGCCTTAGCCTGCCACTTGTCATACCCAGTCATATAAAGCTTTATTCCATATTTTTTATACAATGACACGAACCAGGTTACAATATCGGACTGATCCACTTCATTACCTTCACAGATGTACAGGTAGCCTGATTTCGCCCATTCTTCATATTGTTCATTCTCATGGACTTTGCAGGCCGGAAGGAAGTATTTACTGATAAAATATTTGTGACGTGTTATCGGATGATATATTAATACTTTCGCGTTAGTCAAATCACCTGTTTCAGATAAGTCTGCGCCACCAATTCCAATACAATTTCTCATTTCCTCCATGTCATATCTCAGATCATTTGCTATATCATTTTCACTCAGCCAGGCTTGTGCGTTATTCTGCTTAATATTATAATCCTTAGCAAGAACAAAAGCCTTAGTGCTGCTTGATGTTTGTGCTTCTGATATCATTCCACGTAAAAAAGACCATTTTTTTATCTTTCCTAAACCCGGATTGGATTTGTACCAGCTCTGCTCATCCTGCCATACTTCCTCTTCGCTATCCTGTGTATATAACCAAATTAGCCATCTAGGACGTTGCAATTCTCCATGAAGAACCTGCCTTGCATCAATTAAGCGAGTATCCAGGTACCCGTTGTTTGTAAAACCTTCTGTCGTTAACTCGAAGTATAGCGGTTCATCCTGTGTCGATAGTGCTTGTCTGATTGGCATTACTAGACTATTGTCTTCCATTTCGAATACTTCATCTACTGCTCCTACTGCAATGTTTCTTCCTTCTTTTGCTCCAGCCTTTGCAGATAGCTTTCGAATACTTCCTTTATTCTGGTAAGAAAACTTTCCGGTCTTTTTCTTTTTCTTCGGATTACCAAAGAACATTCCCTTTTGATTTCTTCTAGTTACCTTTTCAAGCGAAGGACTCTCCTCTCTCATTGCATCGATTGCCTGATACATAAGATCTGCCTGGTCATAATCATTTGATGCACACAGAATTTTCTTTCCCATCTCACCACAGAACCATTCAGATAGACAAATGGCACCGATCAGAGGAGTCTTACCGTTCTTTCTTCCCACTAAAAAAAGTACGTCCTGATATTTTCTAACGTACCTTCCAAGTTCATCATCATATATTTTTATAGCAAATATAGCTTCGATTAAAGCCTTTTGAAATAGTTCCAGTAAGAACGGCTTTCCAGCATAGGGTGCCTCTGAATGCTTGCACTTTGTTTCTATAAATTGGATACGCTTCTCTGAATCCTCATACTCAATCTTTATACGATTAATTTCCTGATAAAAAGGATCCGTTATCTCCTTGACAAGCATTTCGAGCTGCAGCATAAGTTCATGGCCAACAATTATATTGCCGCGCTCAATATCATGATAATACTGTAAGATGTTACTCCTACACGGACTACTCAAACTCTTCAAGGTCGTCTTCCTCATCTCCTATGTTCTTGCCAAGTATATTGGATAACTTAGCAACATAATTCAGATAGTTGGCCCTTGTTCTTACAATAAGTTTTGAAACAGGAAGTTCCTTTTGCATTGACGGGTTAGACGGATTGACCTTGACCAGTCCTGTTTTCCTAACTATCTGGTGTAAGGTATCAAGTTCTGTCCTTAGTCTAGCGCACTCCCAAAATGCACCCTCCAACAATTTGATTTGTAATTCGTCACACCCTTCGAAAAGTGCTTTAATTCTTTGGTATTCTTTTTCAACTTCCAAGTTCTCACCAACTTTCCAGATCTTTCTTCAAAAAAGTCAAAATTCTAGTCTCAATAGAAACTGCCTTGGCTATATCGGTCTTGTTACGTTCCGTATCATTTTGATACTGGGGGGGTCATTTCGAAAAATGAAAAAACCATTCTTCGATATACTGGCTCCATTCCTTGAAGTGACCATGCCTATAATCGAAAGTATTCTCTAATCTTTTAAGACACTCTTCTTTCGGTACCTCTAGTAAAACAATCTCTGCACCTAACTTATTAGCGAGCTGCTCCCTTTCCACCTTGTTCGGATAACCTCCTATAATCCAGGCACTCTTAAAATCTCCGTATCTTGTCTTCACATTATCAATTAATAGATTCTTAATACCAAAGACATTGTACTTTAGATTGTCCGGCTTGTTATATTTTTCTTTAAAACTTATAGCCTCGAAGAGTCGATCCATATCTATTACCATATCACCCGTTGATATGTTTTGTTCCACATATGTATGCTTTCCTGCCAATGGTGGTCCACATACAATGTAAATCCCTCTCTCTTTCTTCCTGGCACCACTGCAAAAGCGACCATGTATTTTATCATGACACACCTTATGTACCATCATAACATTATCAGGATTTAGCGATATCAACTTATTTTGATAGTTCTGCTCAGTCAATTCGGTAATGTGATGGATATGAATATCACTAACACTAAAGATTAACCCCTTGCACTCTTCACATACAAACCCTTCCTTGCTTCTATCCTGAATTATCATTTCCCTAAACCGAATCCATTCTTTCGAGCAATAGAAATTATGCAGCACCCCTGAACTCATTAAAAATCATTCCTTTCAAATTCTTTTTTACGTAACTCAAGTTTTTCTTCTTCTACTTTTACCTTGCTTCTAAGCGAGTCAATTTTCGCTTTCTGTTCCTCTGTTGCCATATTCAAATGATCTGTAAGCCACTGCAGTGCTTTCATTCTATCCTCAAGCTTTATGCTAAATCCATTCTTTCCTTCTTTAAACTCACGAATTATACTACCGTCTATTTCTTCACTATTATTAAAATCTAAATAATTAACATTCTGATAAACAATCCTGCCTTGTTCATCCTTTCCAATTGGTACATCACGTTTTCCAAAGCTAATGAATTCTGTGATATCTGAAAACGCTATATCCATATATTTTTGGAATATATCATCAGGTGATAACATAGCACGATTAATGCGATTTTGCTTAAGTTTAGAAATAGTGACTTGAATGTTAGTTTGTGCTAGTAATTTGCTTCCATTTACCCTTGCTGTATTAGAACTACAATTATACGCCTTTTTGTATGCCTTTGTAGCATTAAAAAATTGTATGAAATAAATACAGAATAGCATTTGCTTTTCATTCAGTTCGTCAGATTCTCTTATATCATTTATCTCTTTTTCAAAAGTAGTGTCATTCTTTATTTCATCCCAAGAGATATAATCATAAGAAGCCTTACTCGAATCATTTTTCGAATTCTTATCCTTTTTATTCTCCTTTTCAACTTTAGATTCCCATTCATCTAACTTTTTCCACTTTGAAATAGTCTTAGGATCTTCGCTTAGAATATCAGCAATTTCTTTATTTGATATTTTTCCTTGATGCCTTTTATATATTTTAAAAGCTTTTTCTCTATTAGGGCTTCTTGGCCTTGCCATATCACCACCTCTTATCAAAATTATGCTTAATCGGGATGATGAGACTTGAACTCACAACCAACTGCATTTAAGACAGGTGCTCTCCCATTGCGCTACATCCCTATAAAAAAGGCAACCGTGATATCTTAATCACTGCTGCCTTTGTTGCTCTATTATATAATTCTTTATGCCAATACTACTCTGCTACCTACTCCGAGGTTTTACTTGGGTAGCTTATGTAATATTGGCTATCTGGGACCATCTCTATTCCATTGACCTGCTGCCTTGTTGGCTTTACCCTCGGAATCAAATGCTGGTCTTGTTTTCTTTTCTTTAATCCATTCTATACATTCAATTTTTAGGATTATCATGTTATCACCATCTTTCGGAATGAGCCTACGTGTGCGCTACGTAGGCTCTGGAGGACTAAGAATAGATTTATCAACCATGTATCTATACTTCACTATCTGTAGTCTATCACAAAATTTCGTAACAAACGTAACATTTTATTTTTCTTGTGTTATACTAACACTGGAGGTGCATCTTATGCCATTCTATGAACAACCTAAAACTCATAAAATAGAAATCGATTATGAAAAGTATCAGACCATTGCTGTGTTTACTTATACCGATTCGGAAGGAAGTTCAACACCTCTCAAGATTAAAATTGATTTACCTGACGAATCTCGTGTTACGGTACCAGTTGATAGTGTACGACTTACGAAAGAACTACATGGGCGAACTTTGTATAACTGCTATGTTACTCTTAACGGCCGTAAACAACTAATTGATATCATCTACTACAAAGAACAAGGTCTTTGGGTTACTTCCAAAATAAACAGCTACTAACCATATCGATTAGTAGCTGTTTTTTTATTTCCTTGCTTCGTATTCCCCGGAATCATTTCTACTTATCTTTCCAGTGTAACTATGCTTAGTGCAAAACTCCTGTAATTAATCATTTAACCCCATAATCTCCCTCTTATTCTATTTTATAATAGCTCCCAATTTTTTAGCATTGGCTCCAGTCTACTGTACGGACACCATGTATTACTTGCTGTGTCGCACACACATAAACAAGGTGTTGGTTTTTTCATACCATTTCCAGTCACCAGCACACATCTTGTTTCGATGTCATATACTCTACCATTAATAAAACCTTCGGAATCTTCCCCGATATATCTTGCCTTAATTTCGAACACCTCCTTAAATTAGTTTAAATAACAAACCCATGTCCAAAGTATTTGTAACATATGAATTGATTGGTCTTGAATAAGATTGATTTTCTTTTTATTTGCTTTCATATCATCAACAACCATATGTATAAGTACATTTCCCATAAATAATATTGGATACCATTTACCGCCAAATAATACAATATATAGTGTAGGAACTAATGTAATCATATATGCCCAACTAAAACTATGCATAAATAAAGCAATAATATAATCATGCTTATATAACTTATCTGGTGCATTTTTTTCCCACCAAGATTTTTGTTTTGCGGATGCTAACCAACCTTGCAAATAGTAATCATCAACAATATGGAGAAATATCATTGATAACAATATCATAATTTTAATATTCATTTTTATCCTCCTAGAATTTAGTTTACAGATATATCTATTTTAGTAAACAAAGATAATGGAAACATATCAGTTGCCTTTCCTATATTTTTGGGAAAATCTTTATAGAATAGTTTTATTGCTTCTTTTGCTTTTAAAATATCACTAGGTGTCATTCCAGTATCTTCATATTCACCCAACGAATCAACTACATCGAATATGTTTACATTATTTAGATCATTATCTTTAGCAACTAGTCCATACTTACTACCAACTGCCGTAATGCCGTCTTGTGCTTTAATTGTTTTTCTTTGTATTTCATCTGTTCTTGATACTCCGTTAGATAGATTTTCAAATAATTCTTTAATCCAGTTATCTATATTTACGTTATCCATACTTACCTCCTATAATCTTAAGTTACCTCGGTAACTTTCAGTTTAAATTAGTTACGTTTCCACCACTCTGTTGCAATTTCTCTATGCTCTTCCCACATATAATCATGGAAATCTTGCCATCCCATACCATCCGACCAATCATAGTCTTTATTGCTAAATGCTTCATCTACATAAGGTTTGCATCTGTCACAATTTCTCCAATCATAGATATAATCTTCCTTATAGGTAGCATAGACATATTCTTCACCAATGTTTATAATCTTATCGCAAAAATCACATTTATGTTCTTTTCTTGCTTTTAGTCGCTTAGGCTCTTTTAACGTTACCAACTCATTACTCCTTTCTGCTCTACTTAGTTAACTATTAATTCCTCACCGTGAGGAAAATTTAGTTTAGTGAACTAATGTTCATCGTAACTAAATCCAGTACCTGGCTCATACCACGCTGCGTCTAGCTGATTAAATGCAAACCACGTAATATCAAGTACATCATAGTTATCAAGAACTTTCATATTTTCGATATCTGCTTCATCTGCACCAAGTTCTTTTAATACTTCACAATTTTCATCTGAATTCTCTATGAGAACATATTCACATTCCCCACCACTGCATGAGTCGTCTATTACTTTTAACTCATTTAAAATCGATAATTTATCCATAATATTTCCTTTCTATTTTTTATAGGCTACATCTTAATTGTGAAATTTCAGCTTACCTAACAAAGCCATATAACTCTTGAAGTTGTTCTATAAGTTCAACCTTTGCAAGAAGTCCCTCTCTCTTTACTCTTGCAGATATAAATTGCTCTCTTCCATGTTCGTCTGGAATAATTGCATTTGGATAGCCTGCAATATCACCATGAGCTTGTTCGTTATTCTTATATCCGCGCTCAAACATTTCAATTTGTTCGGTGCAATGTTCTGCTCTTTCTATGTACATCACTTTTTGCTCTTCAAAAAAATCAGTAATATCTTTCACGGTTATTCCTCCTTAATTATAGTTTTATTAAGTGGTCATATGTTTACATTCACAAGCTGGCTTTTCCATTTCTTTCAGGATTTCATTGAATCTTTTCTTACTCATGTTGTTTTGCAAGAAGGATGCTTTAACTAGATCCATATCTCTTACGTAATCTTTTAACACTTCTTCTGCTTCATGTTTTGCCTGTTCGATAGCTTTTTCAATACAGAGATTTACATACTCTTCATCTGTCATGTTATAGTCCGTTATGCAATCAGTAATTGATGAATGTCTGCATAACAAACCATTAGGTTGTCTTGCTATAAAACTCATATTAACCCCCTTAATTTCAGTTTACACACTCAACTTCAAGATATAATTCTTTGTAATATCCAACACGTTCCTCTGATGATATATCAATCACTGCTTTAATTGGCATATCATCATTGCTTGTAATATATACCATCATATCGCTAGGTAAATCCTCAATAAACTCTTTTAATTCTCCTACTGTTAATGTGTCTTTACTCATTCTCTATCTCCTTAATTATTAATTTAACTCACCTATAGTTAACTCATTGCAATCATTAAATAATGAATCGGCTGGTATATCTCCCTCATACGTTTTTAACACTACAATGCTATCTTTTGTTAAGCAACCATCTGAAATATTTTCATGAATATATTCCAATAATTCACCTACTGTCATTCTTCCACGCTCCAATCTATCGCTTGACCACAGTTAAAACAGTAATGGTCTCCTACAGGATCACTTGCTAAGTAACACTTACATACAGGGCACTTGTTGCCTACTCTATCTATTTTCTTTGGTACCTGCTTATATAGTGCTTTCCCTGCTGAAAAAATAGCCTGAAGAACTAGATTTACCGTGTCTATATCTTTTATTTTGATACCTCTTGCAAGTGTAAAAGAATACCTTCTAAGTATTTCCTCTGCATCTTCTGGTAGTAATACTTCTTTCTCTATATCGCTCATTCTTCCACCATACTTTCCTTAGTCGTGCATACCTCACCCTTAATTATCCTTACTGGGATGTTAACAAACTGCATTACACCATTCTTGTAAGGCATCACTGGATTGTTGTTAATGCTTTCTGCATCATATATTCTTGGACTTATTTCTTTTCTCACCTTCTACCTCCTTTTGATATAACACTGCAACGCATGCTTAATAATTTGACTTTCCATATATTGATTCATATCTGCTGCCTCTCGCTACTTTAGCCTAGAGTTAATGTATCGGTGATATGCTACCTTTACATTTCCCTCATTGTTATTTCCACCCATCTTTGATGCTATCTTGTTCCAGCTTAACAGGTTAACATTACGAAGGTATACTATTTGTCTCATCCAACTATCTTCAATGGTAGCTAAGAAGTCATAGACCTGCATTTCTTTCTTTCGAAGTTCAATAATTTTCCCTTCAATAATTTTTGTTGTTTCAGCAATATCTACAGCTAGTCTACCGACTTGATCCGATGTTGTACCACTTCCAGTTGGCATCCCTGTCAACTGCTGCCCCTTGACCAATGACTTGTACCTTAGTTCTCTTAATTCATCCTCGTAAACTTCAATTTCTTTCTTTATGTAGTAAATCTGCTTTAAGTCTCTCTTTGTCATCCAGTTCCTCCTGTCTACGCTTCTTCTGTCATTTTTACTGTGTTAGTACGCTCCACCTTGATTTTCCCCTTATAATTCTTACAAAGCTTCGCTTTTACTCCTTGTCCAAGGTCAATGGAAATACTCTCAAGCTTGTTATCAATGAGTAAATCTACTGTATTTCTCATAAGCCCTACTGCTTCCTGATTAACTGGCTCTTTTTTGTTTTCGAAAAGAAGAGAGATTTTCTTATTAGCATTCTCATGCCAATACTTCTTGCGAGTATATTCTTTCGCATCTTCACAATCGCACTTCTCGGTTGCAAGTTCATGGCAACGATCTTCATCCCAGTCAATGATTGTTTCTATCTTCATTAGTTGACCACAGCACTTACATGCTCCCTGTTGGATTATGGTTCCAATCAAACCTTCCCTTTTGGCTTCCTCTACTTCATGCTTTAACATTTCACTTCTCCTCTCTTATAAAAAATATTCATATATTTTATCATCTGCAAACTTAATTAATGCTGGATTACATGACATTACACAGCCATCTTCCAACTCCACTATTGCATTTCCATCCTTGGTAAATATGTGGAATAATGCTTTCTTCATTTCTCCACATATAGCTACATAGCAAGGTCTTAACTCTTTAATAACAGCCATAACGCCTCCTTAATGTGTTTGTGTAAACCACTCCATCCAACACTTTGAACATGCATCTTCACAATATTCTTCATCTTTCCGGCAGATATTCATTCCAGTAGGGCAATATCCAACATCTTGCGCTCTTTTTGCTAGTTCTTCCGCTGAGCTACTTCGAATCCATTCCAAATTAGTTTTATAAGCATCTTCTACTTCACCAGTAACATTTTCAATCTTGGTTTCAACTATATCCTCTGTAGGTTCATCCGGTAAGTGCTCTGCGCCCTGTTCTTGTTTCTCCTCAATGTTTTCTACTAGAGACTCCGCTTCTTCGGGTCCTTGAGGTTCGATTACCTCTTGTTCTGCTTCATTTTCTTCTTTATTTTCTGTTTCTTCTTGTTCCTCTTCTTCCGCAGTTTCATCCTCTATATTTTCTTCACTGTTTTTGGCTTGAGTGCTAGTGTTTTTCTGTGATTGCGCACTGCGCAACTCTGTTTTTTTCTCCTCGATTACTTCTTCAGTTCCATACTGTTTTAACCAGGCATCTTCCACCGTAAAATCAAACAAATTCTTGATTGTTTCTAATGCTTCTTGATAGGTAACATTGATGTACTGTGTTTGGCCAAACTTGGTGTACTTGATTCCCTTCGTTAAATCGAAGAAGAAAACAAAATAAAAACCAGTTCTCATGGTGTAATTTTCATTCGGATTGAGGACTTCCACCACACGCTCCATATTTACTTCATTTTCGCTACTTACAATCTTCTGCAACTCCAATAACTGGCCATGCCTCTGTTTTTGCTTTCCTGCTTCTTTAAAAAAGTAAAGGAGTATCTTTTCTAGGTCTGAAAACTCTTTGATGTGTTCTTTCTCTGCTTCCACTACCTGTTTTGGTACTTCTGTCTCCAGATCGGTTACTTGTTCCTCATCTTGCTCTCCCTGGACAGTGTTCTTTATGTACTTATCCTCTTCTTTTCTATAATTTTTCAACTCTCTAATGTTATCTCTATTACAGTTATCCACATTATCAACGAACAACTCACAGTCTTGCTCTGTTAGATTCAGCATTTCTTGGAGCATTCCAACTCCTACGCCGGAATACTGTGGTAAGAGTTCCTGCCCTGCTCCCTCTACCGTAAATTTTCGACTAATACCCATAAAGCGGTTGGTTGTGCTGCGTGAGATTCTATACTCACTGTTAGCAAATTCATAGATGGTATTATATCCATCCTCTCTAAACAACTCCTGCTCATAAATCTGTCTTAGTTGGTACCCGATCACTAAGAAGGATTCTGTTGCTTTAATCATTCCCTCCTTAATGCTTGCTTTTCTTTCTTGATATGTCATGTTTGTAAAATTAATCTCATTCATTGTTCCCCTTTCCCCCGGAGCGCACCAGCTCCGGGCAGACCCTGATATGTTGTATCGAATAAGGTATATGTGTGATATGTAGGTGCCTGTGTTTACTAGCAGATTCTCTTCTCTATCTCCAATCTGCTAAAGCATTCTCGGATTTTATCTCCTTCTGCTGTCAATTTATATGCTAAAACAAAGTGTTGGTACTCTTTAATTACTGTGAAGATTTCTCTTGGCTTTTCTTTATCCTCTTTTCCATCCTCTTTTACTACCATTAACTTAAATTTATCTCCTGCTTGATATTTTGTCTTTTTCAATGTTCTAAGCATTAATACAATTTACCTCCCATTAGCTTTCTGATGATGTCCATTCTCAAGTATTTTCCTTGATGGCTATACACTCTTTTGAAATGTTGATCGAGGTACTTTTCTTTCACATCTAACTTGTCCGCTATTTCTCTTAATGTATAATGAGTGTTAGTGAAAAGTTGCATTAGTTCATTCTGCAGTTCTCTTTTTAACTGCAAATCTACTTCTCTGTTTCTATGAGGTCCGTTCATCCCTTCATGGTCGTCATAACCTCTATAGATTTTATAGTTAAGAGGAAAATCTAGTCCTCCTTGGGACCGGAATACGATATGATGTTTATGCAACGATGTATTCCCCCTCTCTACTCTCAACATCTGCTTCCATCAAATCAGCTTCTAGTATTTCAACTAATAGTTTTCCAGCAAGATGCCCTCCTCTTATCTTTACCTTTTTCAATCTTAATTCCTCAAACTCTTTAACTCTTAGATTTGCACTCTCTGTAGCTAATTCAGCATCTTTCATATTCATATTTTTTTGAATCTCTCGCTGCCACTTTTCTAAAAACTTCTTCGCTTCTTTAAAGTCAGGATTTTGCTTATCTCCGACAGTCCTCTTTTGTCTGATGGTCCCTTTCGGTTCAACTTCGAGAGTGTAATATGGTTTATCAATTTCTTCTGTTTTTCTAAGAAACATAATGAATGATTCTTTTCTCTCGATTCTATCAAAGTAGATATCATGTCTGTCTAAGCAGTGACCTAATATTTTACCTTCATAAATGATATCTTCAATTTTCTGAGGTACTATTACTGCATACTTCTTATCAACAAATTCATATTTTTCTTTTACTTCTCTACAGATTGCATCAACATTAGGAAACTCTTCTGCAATCTCTGCTGCCCTTTTTGCTATCTCTACATCTCCACATAAGGAAACTACAATGTTATGGCTTTGTATAAGGTCCTTAGGCTTGTATATCAATTCTTGTTTAACATCCATTTTCAGACGATTGGCCATGCTCAAGTAATCCTGCCATGTTGAAATAAGTTCTATAATCTTTCTACCATTTAATCTGTATTGCTTTTTTAAGTAGTTAGCTATCTTTACTTCTGACATTCTATCTCGTATGAATGAGATACTATCTGGCTCAATCTTTTCAGCTTCAAAGAATTTCAAAACTTCATCGGAAACTATTTTATTGCGATTTTTTTCATCTCTTAACCACTTTATATAAATATTTCCTCCGTTGTTCTCTCTAAGTCTTTTCATTCTTTGCTTATCAATCAGTAATGCTTTGCTAAGTTCACCAACCGAAGTATGGAAATTATCTAAACAAAAAGTACCTTTCATGACTTGATATGCTAATCTTGTTAATCCTGCTTTTGCTAGTTGTTCCAGATAAGGCTTACCCCTTAGGCTGTTGATATAAGTTTCCGGATCCAGCTTATCCATATTCTTAACCATCTCATATAATCCACTTTTTCTAAGAATATCTTTCGATAGACTCGGAAGCGTTTTTCCATACACTTTTCCAGCATAATCACCGTAGTAGCTTGAATAATAGTAATTGCTACGTTCATATCCTTTTATCCAACGCATTTCTGTATTCTTGTAATCACCAAAGTAATAATTTTTTGAGGAGTAATACTCGTTATAAATGGTTCTTCTTCTCTCAGAAGCATAATTTTCTACTGGTTTTTTATAAGAACCTTTCATGTAACGTCTGTGACCTCTGAATTCTCTAATAACAAAACCATCATCACACTTTTGAACTAGATACATATACTCTTCAGGTGAATAGAAATTCCCTGTTTTTCCAATGGACTTAAAGGTAACTTCATGGCCACAGCACTTACACTTACCAATCATGTTATGTTTCACCTTTGCGATTGGAACATCCTTTTCACACCATGAACAATATCCTGTCTTAGCTCCGTTTCTTTGGTATTCGTAGAAAATATAATTGCTCGTGATTCCTACTTTTTCTACCCACTTATTCCAATCTTTTGGTAATTCTGGTACCTCATCCATGTCTAAATCCCATGGATTTGTTTCACGCTTATGTTTTTTCTTTAATTGATCTGCTCGTACATTTAACTGGTAATCAAGGATTCCTTTAAACCCTCCGCTAGTTACTTTCAGTAGATTCTTAATACTTCTATTGCATTCAGCGTTAACAAACTTTCCCGAGTGATAAACATATTCTGGCCACTCCAGCATATCAAGTTTTGCATTCCTCCATGATTTAAGAGACACATCGTAAGTTATAAATTCACCGGATTCGTAGTTTATAAACAATTCATATACTGGTTCTTTAATACCTACTCTCATTCTATCCGCTAAGAAGAATGCTATCTTAAAAATTCCTCCTAGATTTTGTCCTCGCATATAAACGCCATTTTTATATGATTCAACCAGTTTCTTATAATAGCCTCCTGTACTAACCCTTTTTGGTACATCTATTCCAGCTTTTTGCATCATTTCTTTCGTTGCATATAACTTTCTTAACTTTTTAAGTTCTTCAATCTTCAAAGTCCTGTACCATCCCTTCCACCGAATACCACTGATTCGGAATATATTCATTACCATCAATCGTGAAAAAAGAAATTTCTTCAATTTCATGGCATTCAATGCATTCTTTAACTAATCCAATTACCTGACCTTTGTTCCCTTTTGCAATTGGATTTTTTCCTCTCACTATCAAGAATGCTTCTGTATTACCTATGGCCGTATCTTTTTTGACGTATCTGTTCCAAATCATATATGGATGAACGGTCATATAAATTATGCTTTCTAGAACAAAGTCTGCGATAGACAGTTTTTTTATTAACTTCATCTCAGTACATGAAACTTTACTGTCTATTCCATCTTCATTAATATCACCTGCTGCCTCTACTATGTAGTAAACTGATTTTTCCCAATTCGGATAATACGTTAGACAATCAAGAGGATTCTCTGCACAATGGAATCCATTGCTCCTGCAGTTTGCCTCCTTCGTTCTATGGATTTTATTTATTTCAAATTGATAACCTCTACACTTTAAATCAGCATCAAACCCTTTATAAGCCTTCATACTCTACCTTTCATAGTACATTCTTAACATCTGATAAACTGTAGAAGGTGCCATATATACACTCACAACCTCTACTCCTTTATCACTCCGCTTTGGAGGATTTAATATTTTTTTCTCTGCTTCCTTACGAATTTCATTGACTGCTTCTACCAGTCTCTTTCCTTTCTTTCTTACACAGATTGCTAAGTTTTCTTCTATGCAATGTGATTGCAGATAATCTGCCATAGCTCTCAAGGAATCAATTATTAAACTATTTTCTTTTTCAGCTTCAACCTCGACTGCCAATTTACCAATTGCTGCGGTCATGTTATCAACCAAATTAGGAATCTCTCCATTTAGAAAAGCTTCTGCAAACATTTCATCGATTCCATTCTCTTTTGCTAATGCAATCAACGATTCTCTATCGCCTTGGTTTTTTTGTCCTTCTGCTGCCTTGTTGATTTCTTCTGCGCTTGAAAACTCTCCAAATAATTCAAACATACTAATCCTCCTTTTTATCTTCCTCATATTCCACTATTGCTTTATCAAGCATTGTTCTTAGCACTGCTGTGTAAGCATGGGTTCGCACTAACTGAGGTATAATATTATGTTCTTGCGCTAACTCTACAAAACGTAACCACAAATCTTTATTCTTTATTTCTTTATTTCTGACTCTCCATCCGTTCTCGATCCAGGTTATATACCTCCCTTGGTCCAAAGTCTCCATGACGTAAGAGTTATTACAGTAGATAACAATCTCTGATTCTTTAGTAAATCTCTCTAAAGCTTTATTAATAGCAATTATTGCTAAGCGGTTCTTAGTTGTTTCCTTTACTCCTCCAATGATTTCTCTTGTTGCAATTTCTCCATTGGAGCATGTTGTTTCCAGGACCACATAATACTTTCCTTTTCCGCATGCAGGGTTTCCGTTATACTCGGTTTCTATGTAAATTCTAACTTCGCCCATTGCTCTACCTCCTTCAAATCAGCAATCTCATTCTCGCTCTCAGATAAAAACCTCCTACTATGTCGGAGTAAAATACCTCACAATCATTCATGATGTATTTATCTCGATATAGCTTTTCAAACATCTCTCTCCACTTATCCGGTTGCAAAGCCATCTTCTCAGCCTTTCTCTTTGTAACCCTGGTAACAGCTTCATAAACCTTTGGTTTTTTCAGATTCCGGGAAGAGTACCATCTTTTCTTACCTTTTTTCCCTTTAATGAGGTATGTAGCTATACCCTCTAATCCAAAGTCATCGGGTTGTAATCTCTTAGCTTCCACTCTTCCTTTCTTCCACAGGTCCTCTGCTGCATCTCTATCCATACCACTCATGATGATATGATGATGGATCCTTATCTTTCTTGTACGTGCCGCTTCCTCCGGTTCCAAGAATTCAATAACATAGATATACTTCATATCCGGTAATCCATGTTTCTTACGATATGTTTTTACCCTTCGGATATAGTTCTGCATATCTTGCTTTGCTCTCTTCTCCGTAGGATATGTCCTATCCGTATATGTCAACGTGACCATTAAGTCCTTTTCAGAGAAGTTTGTATTTACCAACCTAACAATTTGTTTACGTGCATTCTTATCATTAAGGTTTTTCATAGATTCCTTACTTTCTTTTTCCTTATCCTTTCTTGGTACCTCACACGATTTCTCATAGACTGGATACAATTCACTCTCAACCATCTTTCCGGATACTATCGTTTTCAGTTTGTACTTATACTTTACTTTTCCTCTTCTTAACCTTTCGATTCTCTCCTCTTGTTCCTCTTTACCCAGTACCGATATATCATAAATCTCTTCATAGTCGTAATCCTTATATTTCACTAGCACTTAATCCTCCTATCGTCGTTAAGATAATACCCATTACGAGGTAGAATAAGAGGCAATTATGGCCTCAATCTAATTGACAGATTTTAGGATAAATGCTATAATATTTATAGGATTTTTATTCAGCATTTAACCGAGAGCCATAGATTGCAGTCTATGGCTCTTTTTTTATCTGTACTTGTCAACGTACTGCTCCAGCCACCTTTCCTGCGCCCTTAATAACCTGTTTGTTAATTGGTTATACTCTGCTGTGGCTTTCTCTCTGTTATAATCGTAGTAAATCATGAATATATCATCTTCATGCTTACCCTCAATCTTAAAGAAAACATTTTCCCCTTGATCTAATTCTGCTCGTAACTCCGCATTATGTATTGCCCTTTGCTGACCGTCCCATGTCTTTACTGTTATAGTGGCATTATTTCTCATTCGGATTAAGCCTCCTTACTAAAACCAGTAACTTGTCCATCTTCAAGGATTACTTGCTTTCCTTTTGCTTTATAGAGAAACAAACATTCTCCTACCGTATATTCCTTCAAGTCCTCATGTTCCTCTGCTGCCTCTTCATCACTTACGAACTTTTGTGCTGTAAAAACTACTAATACATACAGACTACCTATAAATAGTAGAATACCAGTAAATATCATTCTCCAATCACCTGCTATAGCAGCAAACATAACTAACAATATAGATAAAATACAAATTGATGCTAGAAAGACTGCTATAATTCCTTTTACTACTTCACCTAGTTTCGCTTTTATGGTTATGCACCTCTCTTTCTTTCCATAAATCTTTCAAACTTGTAGCACATCTATCACATGGTTTTTGTGATAATGTTTTTTCTTTATGTAAACAGTTTCTACAACTCTTTATCATTACTTCTACTCCTTATTGTAATATTTTGTCGTTTCCCCTATAATGTACTTACAGGTGTTGCACCACCAAGTACATAGGAAAGGAATACTTATGGATATTAATTTTTCAACTCAAGATGCACTATTTATTTACGGAACATTTAAAAAGAAAGTACAACAACTTGAAGAAATAAAAAATACTCCGGGTTGTCCTTTTTCAGATACTGATATGAAAAAGGAAATTAAGTTATACACTTCTATTATGGATAAGCTTAAAGATGCGGTCCCAGGTTTAGAAAAATTAGATAGTTTCAGCTTTTAATTTGATGCGCTTTGGTTGATTGATTCTTCCAAGGCGCTTTTCCAATCATCTAACTGTGTTTGTATTGGAGTGTACTCTTCAATATTTAATAAATATGTTTTGTTTCTAACTTTTACAGCTCTAATTATTGACGATCTTTTTCTTAAAAGTATTGAAATCAATATCTTTAACATCACATTTAGCCCCACTTTCTTATAATCATTCTTAAATTTAAGAGCTTCTTCGTAACTGTCAAACAAGTCTATCCATACATCACATGTCCTTGTTTCTGTACAGCCATTCTTATCCTCTGGATTTGCATCTCTTACCTTTGCTACGATTTTCCCATTGTTAAATACTTTTGCTTCTACTGCATATCTCATATTCTTAGATCCTCCTTGTTTATCATTTTTTATTTTTATTCTTTATTCTCTCCACTCACATTTTGGTATTTTATGGTACAATCTTCTTACAGGCTATTCCCGTAGCCAAGTATTTACGAAAGGAGATGCTCTATGAATACATGCAAAATTTGTAACCATGAATCGGAGTCAGAGTTTTTTAATGATGAAATTGGAATCTGTCATTCCTGTTCCTTAATTTTAGAAAGCAAAGTCAACGCTTTACAACATGCTGTATCTACATTTCAAGAAAAAGTAAATTCATCAAATGATACAGATGAAAAGATTACCTATCTCAAACTTATTCTTGATTACCTATACGAGTATAAGATTCTTTACTACGATAATGATGTTGACGTATTGGAACAGGACGTTGATGATTTGATTTCTGATATTATCGACTGTATTGCGGATGTAAGAGTATAATCTAGCTATTTCCTTTCTACCAAGCAATGAGACTCTTTTGGGTTTCCTTGTTTGGTAGAACTTCGAATTTCTTTCATATAATCTAAGAAATTTTGTTTTATAGTTATTCTTATATTTATTTTTTTCACATCATCTCCTCCCCATCTTCTCTCTCGCTTCTATCTCTTCTTTTGTTGAGAATAAAAAGTTAAACTCTCCGTCTTTATTCTCTATGAGAGCCGCTACAAAGTTTCTTACGGACATACCAAGTACAGCTTTAGCAAGTACCTCTACAGGTACAACATTACTTTTATCAACTATTACTGTTATATTTGAGTTATTCATATGTACTCCTCCTCTACACCTTATCCCGCCTTTTGCGTTTCCGTAACTTTTTCAGCAAAAAAAATTTCCATCGGGTCTTTTAAGTTTAAAAACTCCTTTAATTTCTGAATCTCTTCCCTGTAAAAATCACTCTCACCATTCATTTTCCTATACAATGTTGCTGGGTTGATTCCAAGAAAACTTGCTACTTCTTGCACTGTTTTTCCACATTCTTTTATTTTACCTAAGAACTTTAGCCTATCAAACATTAAATTTCTCCTTTCTTGCGTTTACGTAACTTAATCATAGCATTGTATTTTTTTATTGTCAATACGTAAACGCAAACTATTTTTACTTTTTCGCAACTTCCTATTGCAAATATGCAACAATCATGTTACTATAAAATAAAATTAGAAAAGAGTGGTGAAAATATGGAATTTAAGGATATGATCAATCAAAGGCGTACTGAACTAAATATGACAATGGAAGAGTTGGCCAAGTTAACAGGAGTTAGTACACCAACTATACAGAGATATGAAAGCGGAGAGATTAAGAATGTACGACGTGATAAAATTAAATTATTAGCAGATGCTCTACAATGCTCACCAGCATATTTAATGGGTTGGGAAGAAAAAGCCCAAGAACAGTTCCATCTTACACTGTCAGAGCAGTTACACCTAAATAAATATCGTTCCATCGATGACAAAGGCAAGCATACAGTAGATACCATACTAGAAATGGAGTACCGTCGTTGCAATAAACCCTATCTATTGGTTAACGCTGCACACGCTATAGAAGATGCAACACAAGATGATTTAGACTTTGATGAAGAGCTTATTAGAAAAGAACTTGAATCACAAAAAAATGATTAATAATTAAATAATATTTCACTATGGATTAGTCAAATGACCTGTAAAGTAACTGGTAATGGAGGTTTTTAATTGGAATACGAAGAACTTTTAGATGAAGCCTTTAGTATGAAGCTAAAAATTAAAGAAGTCCCACTCCGTGGTAATAAAGGAAGAATAATAGATAATCATATTTATATAAAATCGGATATGATAAAATCCGAAAAACTTACAACACTTGCTGAAGAAATCGGACATTATGAAACTACCGTTGGTGATATTCTTAACCAAGATATTTCTAATAACGTAAAACAAGAGATTAAGGCTCGATATTGGAGTTATGATAAGTTAATTGGCTTACATAGAATAATCGATGCTTATAATGCACGCTGCCTTGATAAATTTGATATTGCTGATTATCTAAATGTCCCTTTAACTTTTTTAGAGTCTTCAATTTCATATTATCGTAGTAAGTATGGTTGCTGCATTCCTTATCGCAACTATATTATATTTTTTGACCCATCTCTAGCAGTACTAGAGAAAATTGATTCCTTTAATGATTAACAAAACAAAAACCGCCTTCTTTCGAAGACGGTTATAAACATTATACCAGTTAAGATATAATATCACCCACAAACTTATTATATCATTCTTTACTGGTTGATACAATATCCTGGAGGTAATTGATATGATAAGAGCTGCTGAATACGCTCGATATAGCACTGATAATCAAACAAGCAATAGTATTGAATATCAGTTTTGTAAAATTCGTGAATACTGTCTAAATAACGATATTGAAATTGTAGCTTCTTTTTATGATGAAGCTAAGAGTGGAACTAATTTATCGCGTGAAGGCTTCCAACAGATGCTAACTGCTGCACATCGAAAAGAATTCGATGCAGTAGTAATTTATGATGTAACTAGAGGTAGCCGCGATGTTGCCGATTGGTTTTCTTTTAGAAAAGAAATGAGAGCACTACGCATTAGCGTAATATCTGTAGAAAATAATTTAGGTGATCCGCTAAATCCAAATGATTTTTTAATTGAGCTTATGAATGTAGGCTTAGGACAACATCAAGTACTTACGTCCAGGCAAAAATCTATTGATGGTGTAGCTGTAAAGGCAAGAGAAGCTGTTTTTCTTGGTGGTATAGCTCCATTGGGCTATGATATTGTAGAAGGTAAATATGTAGTAAATGAAATGGAAGCCGATATCGTTCGTAAAATTTTTGATCTGTATGCTTCCGGCAAATCATATAATCAAATTCTTGATACACTTAAAAATAAAAAAGGTAAAAGAGGTCGCCCCTTTGGTAAAAATTCAATACAATCAATTTTATCTAACGATAGATATATTGGTACGTATACGTGGAACAAACGTATTTGCAAACAGCTTAGAAAGTGGGCTGGTGGTGTTCCAAATCCGAAGGTTATAAGACTTGAAGGCGCTATTCCTGCCATTATAGATGATAATACGTGGTGTTCATGTCAACGAAGACTTAATACACCAGCTTCTAATGCTCGTAATACTGCCAAACGCGAGTATTTATTGTCTGGACTTATTAAATGTTCCTCTTGCGGTTCTTCTTACGTAGGACACGCTTCTACAAATCAGAGAGGATATGAAAATATATATTATGTTTGCAGTAACCGCAAACGAACACGAACTTGTAAATCTCCGAATATTCCGGCCAAAATAATAGAGCCTTTTGTACTAGAGAATTTAAAAGAATTCCTGTCAAAACTAGATATTGAATTTGTCGTAGACTATATTTACAATACCTATAAAGCTATGGTTCCTAATCTTGATAAGTACCAATCAGAGCTCTTAGATATTCAAACTAAGATAAAAAACGGTATGGATGCCATATTGTCAGGAATAGATATTTCCGAACTCAAAGAAACACTCCTGCAACTTAAGGACAGAAAAAAAGAGTTGGAGAATATTATATCATCTTCAAACTCTAGACTTATACTTGATAAATCAAGACTTACAATGTTTGTTAAAAAACAATTTTCTAACTGGGAATATAAAAATGATACCGAATTAGTTAAGTCTTATATTACTGGCATTGTAATAATGCCAAACGGAGATATTGAGGTATCCGTAGGTGTCGCACGCACGGACAATAGCGAAGGAGGGATTTGA